TTTACAGCGCTAGTGGTGTTCGCATAACCACCCACAAATAAATTAGTTGCTTTATTTACATGTCTTACATTTGAAAAATTAGATATATTGTGTTTTATTTGAGGAGTAGCACATCGATTGAATAAAGTAATTATTCCACTTGTGCATTGGTCGCTATCTCCTCCAACTCCCTCTGCTAATCTTTGCAATCCTGTTCCTTGTGCTAAATCTTGTGCTGCTTGATAAGCTAATTCATCATTATTTCCATCTTCTCCATGTCTAGCATGAAAATAAGTTGATGTTTTAGCAACATTATAATTGCTTCCATTATCTATTGAAAAATTAACAGAAAAATTATCCCCATCATTAGCAGGATTCATATTTTTACAAATAAATTGATATACTAAATAATCTGAATTAATGTAGGTGCTATTAAAAGATAAGGAAGCACTAGAAGATGCTGTAGCAGTATTTAACAAAGTCATCTTACCAGTTGGTACAGCAGAGGGTAATGCAGTTAGGTCAGTTAAAGAGTTATTGTTGTGCTTAACTAATGCCATTACGAAACTCCATACATTTTGATGATTGCATTATCAACATTACCTGCTGAAAATTTAAACTGAATTGCATCTATTGCAGAAGTGGTATTAAAATATCCCCCATTGTAAGCAACCATAGATACATTATTTAAGTTGCATGAATTTTCTGTACTAATAAAATGCTTTATAAAAGTTGTGTCAGCAGGGTTAAAAATTTGCAAAAATCCACTAGCACTTTGATCGTTGTCTGTACCAATACTTCCATTTATTAATGAAGCAAAATCTGTATCTTGTGATTGTGCCTGTGTAATATTAAAAGATAAAAAACTATCAGAATCATCTTCATTGTGACCTGCTCTAAAATGTGTAGATGTCATAGTTGTATTGTAGTTACTTCCACCATCTGTAGAACATTGGAAATGAAAAAGTGTATCATCTGCTTCTGTACTAGGATGAACATTAATAAACTTAAATATATAAGATTTATAGGTACCATCAAAAACCACATCACTAGCACCATCTACAAAGGATATACTTGAAGAAGAACTAGCTGTAATGGATTTAATTAAGGTTAATGCACCTGTTGGTATAGACGCAGGTAGAGCAGTTACCGCAGTCAGGGAATTGTTAGAAACAGTTACCAGAGCCATTGGTTACTCCTTTGGATTGTCGGATTTAACTTTTGCTATTGCGTCTTTCCAAGTGGTCGTACCATTAACACTATCCCAGTATTGCATATCTAATTGTTCTTGTATGCTAGGATAAGCTACTTCTCTGTCAATTTTATATTGGTCTGGGTTTGTCCAAGCATTAACTTGTGTCCAATTAATAGAAACATCATTTCCGCTATTATCTTTTGCAACAATAGTTTCTTGTGTGTCGCCATTAATTGTTACTACTGAACTGTGTATTGCTCTAATTGCTTTATGTAAATCCATTATCCTGCTATCTCCATTAAAACTATACTTGATCCAGCTCTGGAATAACTATCAGAATCGCTATCTGCACCTGATCGGTTTAAGTATAATGTATTTCCTGAACCAGCAGTTCTACCTTGAACTTTATATGTCAATGCACTTGTACTACTTGGACTGTCTAAATAAACTATTGAAACTGGCGTCATTTCCCAAGTTGCTTCGGTAAAATATGTGGTTGTAGCTTGTATTCTATTACTAGCAGCAGCACCTAAATTCAAAGCTGTACTATCTCTTAATAATTTTAAAGATGGTTGTCCACCAACATCAACTGCCATAGATAATTGTGTCATAACTAAAATTTTACTTGAAGTTGCAGATGGTGTAATGGCTAGAGTTATTCCAGTTAAATCTCCATAAGTGTTAGACGCATATGTAAAAGTATCTGTTTTAACTGCTTGTAAAACTTGTAAGACTTTTCCTCCTGTACCACTTGCTAACTTAGCACTTGTTACCGCACCATCAGCAATCTTAGCTGTAGTAACTGTAGCATCGCTTGGTGTTCCTAAGTCTAAAACATTACCTAGTATCTGAATAAAATCTATAACATCGCCAGTAACTAGATTGCTAGTAAAGGTGATAGTAGAACCTGATACAGTGTAACTTGCAGTTGGTTTTTGAATTACTCCATTTACAGAAACAATCATATTATTAACTGTTTCTGGAGATACATTTGCTCCGCCTACTTGCAATGTGTAAGCAGCTTGTCCATTGACAGTGCTAATTGCATCGCAGATTTGAAAGTTTCCTATGATTGGTTGTTTGCCTATATATGCCATAATTTATCCTTTAACTTAATTTATATCCTGAAAAATAACTTACTCTATTTCCATCTCCATCTATATTTCTAGCTGAACCACCATCTTGATCTTTATAAACTTCTACATAATCTGTAGCAGCTAAATCTAAAATTGCGGTTGCTTGAAAAGTTCTTCTATTACTAGCATGAATAGACTGTCTATGTTTTACAAAGCTAGAGCCATTTTTATAAAAATAAACATTAACAGTTTCTCCAGATGTAGAATCGCTTTGTAATTTTGTATAGAACAAGTATTTTCCACCTTTACCTGCTGGAACTGTAAATTTGTCTGAAGCAAATGCACTATCTGTATCAAAATCTTCTGTATCAAAAGTTATTTTTGTTATTGTTGAGTCTGCAATAGCTTGTGCAGATGATTTATAGACTGAAAATGATGGAGTGTTTATACCACTTGCTTTAGGCTCTGTAACTGCATTATCTGCTATTTTATCTGTAGATATAATTCCATCTGTAATATCAGAACTTGTTAAAGGAACTGATGTTGGAGTCTTTCCAATATAAGCCATTTAATTCTCCTATGTGATTTCCATGATGGAAAGTGTACCAGAAACTTTATCTGCTACAGAACAATCCACTTTTAATGCGTCTGTTGTTTCTAAAACAACTTTACCGCCAGACAAAAGTTCTAAAGAAGAACCTGCTGGGATAGTTACATTTTTAACTAAGAATGAAGTTCCGTTTGCAACATTGTTTGCACCATTTCTATTTGCGGTATCTGAAACTAATTCTACTTCAACAGTTACTGCTGATGTATGAAGATTGGTAAGTATTAATCCTAATACTACTGTAGTAGTGCTTCCTGCTACTGTGTACATAACATAAGGCGTCCCTGCTGATGCTGGTTCTGCTGCGAATGTTACTGTTTTAAATGTGTTTGCCATGTTTTCTCCTATTTATAATTATATATTATCCAAGTGCAATAGCAAGAGCTGTTGGATCATCTATGTTTGCTTGTACTAATGTTATTACTCTGGACAATGCTGCTTTTTTATTTGTTCCACCTGCTCCATCATCTACTATAATTAAATCTGATGTAGTTAGATCTGCACCTATATCAGCTCCGCCATCAATATTTAATGCTGTTAAAGAAACTTTATTAGCAGTTGCAATAGTTCCTAATTTTGTGTCTGCAATACTATTAACTGCAAGAGTAATATTTCCATTTGAAGTAATTGGAGAGTTACCAACTGTAAATTCTCCTGCACCAGAATCTGCTATTCCAATAGATGTTACTGTACCTACATTGCTAGGTGTTATTACATTATAAGTAATTGAGTCAGAACCTAATGAAGCTGTATTATTTGTAGTACATAAAAATATTTTATTATCATTTGCACTACCTTGATTAACTACAATCATTTGGCCTGAAAGTTCTTCTATGCTATTAAATTGTGGATCTCTAGATGCTGCACCAGCACTAGATGCTACTGCAAGATATAAACCATTTTCACTAGCAGTACTTTGATCTTTTAATAAAACTCTATCTCCCGCAACAAGTGTAATGCCATCTATCGTATCTCCAGCTTCTAAAGCGTTTGATATATTTACATTAGCTGTGGAAGCGCATTCAGCAATAATTCTAGTTCTTAATCCTGCAACTGCATCATTAACATATGATGTTGCCGCTTTAGTATCCATTTGTGTTTGAATAGCAGAAGATACTCCGTTTAAATAACCAAATTCTGTATTAGATATAGATCCATCATGTATTTTAGTTGCTGCAATTGCAGCTGAAGCATTAATGTCTGCATTAACAATAGCACCATCTGTTATTTTGGCAGAAGTAATTTGTGAGTCTGCAATTTTAGCAGTAGTTACTTGATTGTCAGCAATATGAGCTGTGTCTATAGAACCATCTGCATAGTGTTCTGAATCAATTGAATCATTAGCTATTTTTGATCCGTTAACTGAATCTGCTGCTAGTTTACCTAAAGTTACATTACCATCAGTAATTTTAACTGTTGTAATTGCATTAGATGCTAATTTTGCTGTTGTTACTTGTGAATCTGCTATGTGTGCTGTATCAATTGATGCGTCAGTATAATGTTCACTATTAATTGCATCATCTGCAATTTTGGCTCCAGTAATAGCATCGGCATTTATTTTAGCTGTAGTTACTGCGTTGCTTGCAAGTTTATCTGCTGTAATTTGTGCGTCTGCTATATGTGCAGTATCAATACTAGCATCTACATAATGTTCTGAATTAATACTATTGTCTGCTATTTTAGTTCCGTTAACAGAGTCTGAAGCTAATTTAGCTAATGTAACTGAAGCGTCTATTAAATTAGTAGTAGCAATACTTGTTCCTGGAATTGTATTGTTAGTTGCAGATAAAGCACCTACAGAAACAGCTAATGTTTCATTTTGTAATGATCCAGAATCCCAAACAACTGTTACTGTTGTATTAGTAGAAAATGTAGTTGCTGAAATAGTTCCATAAATAGTTCCTGTGCTTGATCCTACTGCTTTGACTCTGCGTCCTATATGATAAAATCCAGTTACATTAGCTCCTGCTATAGTAAATGTAGTTGCACTTGCGTAAGCAATAGTAAAAGCTGCATCTCCATCTCCATATATAATCCATTGAGAATCGTTATACCATTCTCTTACATCTGCTAAAATAGCTCTTAAACTATTGTTAATATTTGAAGGAATCATTCCTTCAGAAATAGTAACTCCACCTACTGATGAGTTATTACTTGCTGTCGTTGAATAATCTTTTATTCCTGCCATTTAAACTCCTAAGACATAAACCATGCAAAAACTTTATCTGTTTCTACATTGTTTTTATTAATTAAACTATTTACTGACTCTTCCATTTGTCTTTGAAAGAACTCTTGTGTTTCAAAAGAATATCTAACATTATCAATATCTCTTTCGCTAATGTCTGACATTATCTAGTACCTGCTTGACTTGCTATTATATCAACACCTTGAGCATCATTCCACCCTACTCCTGCGGAAACTTTAACATTTACTCTAACATATCTACCAGAAGATCTAACGGGATTTATACCGCTATTAGTCGTATTTCCAGATGTAGACTCTGTTACAGTATCTGATAATTTTTCTCTACTTTTAATAACTACAGTAGTGTCTGCATCTATAATAGGTCTTACTCCTGTAATATTTAATCTTACTCCTGGCTTACCTTCAATTTCATCTGTTTCCAATTCTGCTTCTAGTGGAGTTCCTGAAAAGATAGCAGCTTTAAAATCACTATTTATTGCTCCTAAATAAAGTTGTCCTCCAGACCAAAAGTCTGTATCTAAAGATATATTAATATCTTCTAAGTTTTGAGATATAACATCCATAGTTTCTACAGTATAAGCACCAAAGAATTGTGTAAAAATAGTAGATGCTGAAATACTAGCAAAAGTCCATTTTTTTGTAACATAATTATAAATCATTAAAGTATCTGGACTACCATCTAAACTTCTTTTAGAAACGTAAGACCAAATAGCTAACTGATTAAAAGGATCCACTGCTGCACTAATACGATCTGTGTATGCTTTGTTTAAATCATTATCAAAATAACGATTAACTTTTTCTGCTCCAATAGGAATTAATGTATCTCCACTAATTTGATAAAATCCATCATCAGAATAGAAGAAAACATTTCTATCATTTTGAGTTACTGTTCTTCCATAAACAGCTCCACGATTTGATGATATAACAGAAAATCTAAATACAGTTGCACCGCCTACAAAGTCCATACGAATAATTTGATTTTGTCTAAATATATATCCAACTTCTCCAGATGTTATATGAACAATTTGACCACCTGATCCTGGAAGATCTTGAAAGTCTGCTAATTTTTTTCCAGGTGTCCATGTAGTAATATCATTAATACCAGACCATTGAACTCTATTTGTATTAGAAGACTGATTACCTGTTACTAAAAAATCACGTATAACTCCACTTACTCTAAATGTTGGTGGTGTACCTTCGGTTGCAATAGCAGACAAATTAGCAAAATTAGTTGAAGTACCCATTAAATAATATTGAGGTACATCTATTCCATTGCTTACAATTACATAATTACCAAACTGTGTAAATGTAAAATAATCTGTGCTATCTCCAGATAAAGATGCTTTTCTAGAAGTAAAAGCTGCAGACGCTAATTGAAAAATATTAGTAGCAGTAGCAGCAAAGTTAAAAACATTATTAGATCCATCTCTAAAAGATCCTGCTCCTAAACAAGTAGATACAATTGTATTGGTAGAATAAGGAACTAAACTTTTAACAGGTTTGTAAGATTGTTTAGCATGATAAACATTTTTAGCTATGTTTGCTCCTTGCTTAAGATGATTAGGTTGGTCAGGTAACCATTCTCCAAAAGGTAATTGCATTGATTACTTTCTCCTGTAGAAAGACAAGTCAGTAGATACATCTGTTCTTTGAGCTGTAGGCGCACCACCATAGCTATCTTGTCTGTCGTTATTTTCGCATCTTTCTAAAGCCATAGAATACATATTCATCCACTGAGCTGTCTGATTTGGGTCAATACCACCAAGAAAATTACTTGCATGATAAAGACTACCATAAAGATAAATAGCAGGATGTGCAGCAAGAATGTAGTTGCTAGCCACTGAGTCAGATAGATTATTGAATGCTTTGTAGTATTGTAAATAGCCTGTGTACGATGTATCAGGTGTTGGAGCAAATCTAAAACTTTCTGTAGCATTGTCTGATTCTATTGAATAAACTCTTGGTAATCCAGAGGTTGAACTTCCTTTAGTTTTAAATAAATTGGCAGGAGTAATATATTCAACATTATATTTTGTGCTACCAGATAGTATGTATAAAGATCGTACAGAAATAAATCCAGTAGGAACAGTTACAGTTTCTGCATTAATAGTAATCTCATCAATTTGTTCCATTTGTCTAATTCTTAACTTAGCGTTAAAATCAGCTTCAGCTAAAGCAATAAAATCTCCAGCTATTTCTGTAGTAAGATCAGACCTATTAAGCCAATTAGCTATAGATGTTTTTAGATCTGTGTAAGTGGTTAAAGCCATTATAAATTTCCTGAAGCAGTTCTAAAATAACGAAACTCGTTACTATTTAATTTTCTTTTAAGAATTTTTTTTCGTTCATCTGCTGGTAAACCGAACCAGTTATTAGAACCATTATATTCTTTAGCCCAAAGTGTTAATACAAGTGTTGGAATACTAGCTACTCTTTTTAAATCTTTAGATGCAGAATAGCCATCTCCATCATTATACATTCTTTTGTTTTTTTTAAGAATAGGTTCAACGTCTTGTGAGTTTTTTACAGTTAATTTTCCATCATCTTCAAAGAAATACTTTGTACCATCTGGATCAACTGATCGTAAGATGCTCATTATTCAGATAATAGAGTAACGTATAGTTCACCATCTGAACCACCAATTCTTAGTACAGCTATCTTTTCTCCAGCATCAACTTTAATAATTTCAACTTCATTAGCAGGTAAGTAAGTATCAGTTACAGCAGCAGTAGGTGATTTGTTAACTACTATGTGGCAAGCAATAGTGCTTACTACTCTTATATATTTTGTGCTATCTGGAAATGCTGCACTTGCAGAAGAGCTTGATCCTGAAGTTAGCTTTAATACAGTTCCATGTCTTAGTCCGTAATTCATAATTTTATTCCTTTTTATTAGGGGGCGTTTCCACCCCCAATTTTAATTATCTTCTAATAACAAAAGTAATTTCCATTTTAGAAGCATTAGTAGATCCACCATCAGTAATGGCTTCAATAACACTTCCTTCAAGGACATTATTTAGTGCTGAAGGTGTTACAGCATATTTTTTTCCTGCTGAACTTGTTGCAACATGACTTATAGCTGCAGTAGTACAAGCTACACCATCTATTTCAAAAGTAATAGCTGCTGTTCCAGTAGTAGTTGCTAAGTTATGTGCAAAAACTTTAATTATCTTTCCACCATCGGGTACATTTACAAATGTAGATGATGCTGCTGATACATCTGGAATTGCTGTTGTTAAAAAGTAGTCGTTTAATGTTCTCATTTTATTTTCTCCGTTTGCTTCGTTCCGTCAATAACTTCAAAGACCAAACAAATTGTTTGTTTAAAAGGATGGCAGATTTCTCCGCCACCCCTCTATTTTAGTATTATGCAGTAGTTAAGTCAAATACTCCACCAGAAGCAGCTTCACTTCTAGAGATCAAAGTAAGTTCAGTTAATAACTGTCTTTTCTCTGAGTCACCAGTTTTGGAAAGCTCATTCATAGTGAAATCTCTTAAGAAACCTACAGACCAATAATCCATATCTAGGACTAAAGCATCTCTATCTCTTGAGAATCTATTTGGTACTACTTCTAGATCACCGAAGTCAGAAGAATACACGTCAATAGAAGTGTATAAAGTCTTGTCTTCAGATGCATCAAATCGAGTTGATCCACCAGTGAAACTAGAAATTTTTTGTTTGTTAAATGGGCCTACCATTATAACAGACGGGCTTCCACCAGAGTTCCAACATCCTTTTATAACTGTTTTTAAAAGGTCTTCAGTTAAAGCTCTTTGTGTTCCGTCATTTCTAGCATCAGATCCATCGGCTGCAGTTGGTGATGTACCACTTGTGCCTAAAGAATCATTAGTAGCAATCCAAGCACCTATAGAAGCAAATGTTCTAGCAGTTGATGCGTTACCAGCAGCTCTTGCTTGGTTAGTCAACAAAGTAGCTTCAATGTCTCTTTTTAGTTCTTTGGATTTTTTAGCAACTTGATACGCAAGTTCACTTGCTCTTCCTGCTTTATCAACAGCTTCTTGAGTACCAGTTATTACAACAGTTTTATCCATAATCTGTGTATGATTACCAATTCTTACTGTTGCAACAGATGCATCAAGAGTAGCTTCATCGCCTTCAATAACTGCGTTATTTGTAGCGGCTGATGCTAATGTATCAGTTTGCCATTCATGAAATGTGTTTTTTACCGCTTCTCTTGCAGCAGAACTCATAAAAGGAGTATCTGTTGGTGCAATTGAGTAAATCACATCTTGTAGGTCTTCTCTAATTCCGACTGCATCATATGTGTCGAAAGTGTTTGTTGGTTGTGCCATTTTATTTTCTCCGTTAAGGTTATTTTATCATATCCATAATTGCAGACTGGGCATCTTCAAGACGACCACTTTTCTTTAATTTAGATATTTTGTTCCTTACGACCTCACGTCTAGAGTTATCACTTTTGGCTACACCTGCTTTTATAACTTTTGGAGCATTACTAACCTTTTTTGAAACAATAGGTTTGCTTTGCTTTATGTTACGATATGCTAACGCATCTTTTAACACTAATAGAAATCTATGATCTGCTACTGTGCTTATTTCCTGATCTGAAAAACCATAATCTTTAAGTACGGATTTAACACCTGACTTAAACTTATCAGCTTTATTAGGATCAGAAAATTCAGGAATACGTTCCTGTGCGAGTCTTGTTTGTTCAGCTAAGAAGGCATTATATTGTATTGCCTGTTCCTGATTAGCTTTAGTTCTTAATGATTTTAATCTTTCTGATTGCTGTCGCATTTGGAAATCCAATTTTGCAGCACTCGTAGGATCCTCCTCATAAAGTTTTTGAAGCTCGTCAGTACTTAGCTTTTGTCTGTTTATAGACTCCGCAGAAGCTACTGCCTCGTTTAACTCTCTAAGTTTTTGATCGTATTGTTGACGCAAAACATTCTTTTCTTCTTCTACCTGTTTTTTTTCTACAGAAAGAGAATGTGTTTTTTGTCTATAATCGGAATCTCTAGAATAACCTGCTTTAAGCTCATCGAGGGTAACCTCTAACTCTTGACCTTGTACTTTGACATGGTGGAGATTTGGTTTCTCAACTTCTGCTTCAGATGCAGTATTATCTTCTTTCGTTTCCTCATTTACTTCAGACTCGACTTCTACTGGAGCTTCTTCAGACTTAGATTGGCTCTCTTCAGAAGTTTCCTGTTCCTCAACAGGTTCTGGAGTTGGTTCTACTTTAGTTTCAGGTTCTGATTGTCCTTGATCCTGAGTTGACTCTTTTGGAGTTTCAGGTTCAGGATTCAGTAATCCTAAAATTTTGTTAGCAGCACCTGTTACTGTATTATCAGCAATTGGCATATTATGCTCCTTTGTTTAACGCTTCTAAGTATTCTTAGATTGGCGTGTTAGTTGTTCTAGCTCCGAGGAAGCTAGTTTACCAGTTTCCATGACAGTCAACAAATGTGCTTTGATTTTATCAAGCATATTAAATGCCATCCAAAGTACTTGTCGTTGTTCATCGTCTTTGTAACTTGTATTAAATATTTCTGTTCGATATTGTTCAAACAGATATTCAAATCCTTCTTTAAGAAGCGGGTCGTCTAAAAGAGCTTTAGCCCTCGTTCCCCTGCTCGTTTGTTGGTGTAGGTTGTTCTTTTCCATCAAAAAATTGTTTCTGTCCATCTAATATCTTTTTAAAAATATCTCCAGACTGTTTAACTTGTGACTGTTCTACCATAGATTTACTCTTAAGTGCAAGTTCATCAATTTTGGTATTATATTTAAGTTCCATATCTTTAACTTTTAATTCAAAGTCTAATAATTTGTTTCTCATATCAGCTTCTAGTTTTTTAGTTTCTATTGTAGAGTTTAATACAGCTCTTTCATTTTCACCTTGTACTTGAGCTAATGAAACTTTTTCAAATTCAGTAGGAGGAGTTGGTGGTAAAGGTGGCATTTGTGCTGCACCTACTTCAGGATCCATAAAGTAAGGATCTACACTTCCTAGTCCAGCGTTCTCAACTAACTTACGTAAAGTATGATAGATGTTTTTAAGATTAACAACTGGGCCATGTACATTTTTTTGTAACTCAAGAGCTTGCATTTGTCTTTGTAATATTGAATTAAGTAATATTAATTGTTGTTCTTTAGAACCAGTACCTAGTCCTACACTTACACTAATATTTACTCTATCTCTCCATTCATAAGGCTTCATTGCTATAAACTTGCCTCTAATCTTAATCATTTTTTCTTTTTGCTGATACTTGCAAACTAATTCAAATAATTTTTTACCTAAATCTTTCATTCCAGTTTCTGCAAATATACGTGCAATTAATTCCATTCTCATTTGAGATTGGGTTAATACTTGGTTCATGCCAGTAGCAGTTTTAGAATTTAAGCTGTCAGGAGATAGTCCTTGTGATTGTCTAGATACTCCAGTTCTTTGTTCTTTAATTGCATCTAAATAACCTAACATAGTACTTGCTTGATCTGTAATAGGTTGTGCTTGCAATGGCATAATAACATTACCAGGAGCTTGTTTAGTTCTTACTATTCCACCAGGTCTGTTTGTTAATAAATCATCCATAGCTACTTGTCCGTCTTGAACAGCTATTCTGTTGTTATTAGTCAAATACATATTGTCTAACATTTGACGCATTACAGTAGATTTAATTAATTGAATATCTTCTACTAATTCAGAAACAGATCTTCCATAAAATCTATGCGGCATCATGATTGGAGTTAAAGATATAAAAGGCATTGTATCAATTTCATCAATTGCCAATACTTTATAATTAGAATCTCCAGCTAAACAAACTTTTACAAGTTCAGCTTTACCATCTCCATCAATATCTATTCTTGCATAACATTCGTGAATTAAAATATTATCAGTTGTTTTATCTCCTCTGTCTTGAGGTGCAGAAAAATCTGTATCTTCAAATCTAACGTGTCTATCTTCTGAATAATAGTTAGTATCTCCGATTGGTAATGCTGCAACAATATCTGGATCATATCCCATTTCAACCAATTCTGTTCTACTCATATTGGTTTTGTGTGCTATAAAATTAGCATCTTCAATAGATTTAGCTCTTCTTTCAATTAAAAATTCTTCAGGTGGAACAGGATCAATTCTAACTTTTCCATAAGAAATAGTCTTATGAATAACACAATCATGGTAAACTAATTCATCTAATGTTATTCCATTTTCGTCTTTTATATCTTCTTTATATTCTGTATGTTCTGAAACTTTTACTTCATCATCAGCAACTAGAAT